AATGTCGCTGGCGTGACCGCTCTGCCTAACGCTGGTGGTGGCGAAGCCAGAATGATTGAGGCTGTTGCTGGACTCTGCGTCTACAACCCCCTCGCCTTCGGCGTGTTCGACTTCACCGCCTAATCGGAGATGTCGGACTTCATTCAAGACCTGTCTGAAGTCATTCCTCCTCACCTTCGCAAGAGGGTGCAGGAGGAACTTCTCCGTGGGTGGCGAGTGGAGGAAGTCAAAGCACAAGCGTCTGCAAAACAGGCGGCTGTTTATAACCACGCTAACGAAGCCCACAGTATCGAAGGCGTTGGACAACTCAAGGCTCGTATTCCCCTAGCCGCTTGGCACTACTGGGGTCAGCGGTTGGGGTACGAGTGCTGGGAAGACAATCAATTCCTAGAAGAATTCCTGCGGGACAACCCAGAAACTGCCGTCCGCAACTATGCCAAACGCACAGTTGTTAACGGCACAATTTTCACAGCAGACGGCTATCTCACTTAATGCGTACCGCCGACTTCAGCAAAATCCTGTTTGACGCTCTCCAGTATTCTGGAAATGACAGACACAACATCACGGCTGAGACATTCGCTCAGTTCCGTGACTTTGCTTCGGCTAGAATGCGTGAGGCTTGGGAGTCCAACCAATGGATGGACATCTGCCGTCTGGCTCAGTTCACGGCTTCCGTTGGGGTCAACGGAGAGACATATTTCACGCCCGTCTCAGAAGCCGATGAAATCCTAGGCGTGTACACAAAGAACCCACAGGAGACCACGAAGGCTGTCCCCATCGCCTACCAGATTTATGACGATGGCACGACACGCAAGGTAGTGGTCAGCCAAGGGCTTGCCAGCGGCTGGTATCTGTACAGAAAGGACTGTCCCGTCCTTGAGGGAGACCTGTACAGTCCGTCCGTTGTCTACTATCAGAACGCACAGGTCTACTTCGACTCTGGCTCTGGTACTGGTTCTTACACCCCAGTTGTGGGCAAGCCCCACTCTGGCAATTTCTATGTCTGCACGGCTGTCAGCACGACTGCTGGGCAGAACCCAAACACAAATCCCAGCCTCTGGACTAAGATTGAGATTCCTTATGTCTTCGCACAATATATGGCTTGGGCTTCCGCCTCCAACTGGTTTGTCTCCGAAACTATGTTGCAGGAGGCTTCCGTTGTGGAAGGCAAGGCTAAGGAAATCCTTGAGATGGAGTATGACAAGATGCTCCGCCAACAGGGTCAATTCGGGAAAATCAATATGATTAAAACTTACTAAAATGGCTAACATCACATTCAGCACTCCGTTCACAAAGTCTTTCACGCATACCGACACGACTGTCGGAACTTCTGCGTCTGAGATTCTCGCCCCTACGACCAACCCCTACGACAAGCGTATCATCCTTGTCGTGCAGAACAAGTCCGATACCGCTATCGTTCAAGTCATCTTCGCCACCACAGGTGCTGTCGGTCTTGAACTCCAGCCCAATCAGTCCTGCACGATTGAGAACTACAACGGGGCTGTGAGGGCGATTTCTGACACGGCTTCCACCACAGTCCATCTCGCTTACGCTCTGGTCTGATGCGTCTGGGACTCTCCAGCATCGTTGGAGACGGCTTCGGAACTGGGTCTTTCGGAGTTGACGGGGCTTCCACGCCTCCGTCCTATCCCCCTGCTGGGACATACTACGACACGCAGTATGGGGTCGAGTATCCCATCGCAGAGGGCGGGTTGTATTTGATTAGCCCTGTGGACAACTCAACTTTTATCCCTAATCAGATTTGCGATGTTGACAGGGAACACGATGGGTCTGGTGGCATCGTGTATGATTGGGCTACGGCTACGAATGTTCAGTATCAGTCCGCTGGGACAACCTTCTACAATGCTGGAGGAGGAAGCAGTACAGTCTATGTGCTTGAACTTGGAGCATCCTATCCTGCATATACTTGGACTTATCTCTATTATCAGCACAATGGGTCTGGTGGATGGCAGTCACAGGATGATGGTTCATACACAAGCAACGGAACTATTTATGGAACATATGGTGACTACACCAATAATGGTGGCATCAACTATGGTAGCATTCCGATAAGTTATATAGACTCTGGAGGTTTTTTTCAAAACTGGTATTATGTGTTTTTCTTGAAAGACGCAGTTGCTAATGGTCTTGGCTCATACACGATAAATACAAGTTCTTCTACTGGAATGTATCCGTCTGGTTATGTTTTTTATAGTTATTCTAACTATACTAATATTAATGGAACTGACTATGAAAATGGGACTTATAATGAGTATGCTTTTGATGGCGTAAATGCTTATAATAATAACTCTGGTGGAAGTCTTTACCCATATGGCACATTTATCTTCAATGATGGAACTTACGACTATTACTGGGACGGCAACGGAGGCTACTATTACATCTAATAATCTTTAATCTATGCTCATCACTATCATCATCTCGCTCACCCTTGGCTTCGCTGGCGGCTTCTACGCTGGTGTCAAGAATGCCAACTCGTCCAAGGTCAACAAAGCCAAGGACATCGCTGACCTCATCAAGAAGTAATGCCTAGTGAATACCTAAAGGACGGAGACATAGCGTTTGTCGGGCTTAACAGCCGTGACAACCCTTCTTCTCTGCCCCAAGGTATCGTCACTCAGTCGCAGAACTTCAGACTGGACAGGGGCGTTGCAACTGTCCGAAAGGGTCTGCAACGAAAGACCATCGGTGCATTAATCGGTCAGACTATATACGGGTGCGGGTCTTATTTAGACAGCACAGGACAGGAAATATTCCTGTTCGCTGTAAATGACGGGTTGTACAGGTATAATCCTCAGACGGAAACTCTGTCGGCAAAGATTAATTTCCCAGTTGGCGAAACAATAACGACACAGGACGGATGTGATGTCGTTCACGCTATTGACAAAGTTTTCATTAGCAGGGGTATTGCCAAAAGACCATTGTACTGGGACTTAGGCGTTACGATTACCGCTATGACAGCCCTTGGAAGTGCCGTGGGTACTGGTGGTCAGTTTCCAAACTGTTCTGGACTGCTGTATTATGCTAACAGGCTAATCGCCATCGGTGCTGACCATAGCGTTACCCTGCCAAGCACAAGAAGCAGGGATACTGTGTGCGTGTCTAACTTCCTAGAATGGACGCATTGGGACTTAGCGGACGCTTTCACCTTCAATAACGGAGGAAATGATGAGGTTGTTGCCATTAGTCCTTGGACTATCAACGAGGCGTTGGTGTTAATGCGTAACAGCATTTTTTACGCATCTTTCGGTGTGGACAGGTATGTAAGCGGAGACGGGCTTTCTACGGATTCGTTCACAAAGACCCTTGTTACTGATATTGGATGTATGGCTAAGAAGTCCGTTGTACAAGCCAACGGCGGAATCGTGTTCCTGTCCGACAATGGAGTTTACTTCCTCCAGCCTTCGCAGGTAGGTGCTAATGACGCTATGCGTCTGCTGACACTTGCAGACCCTCTTTCAGCCCCCATTGACGATGTTATCCAACGAATCAATCGTGCTTATGCTCACAGGGCTGTCGCTACCTATTGGAACAACAGGTATTATCTCGCAGTTCCGCTGGACGGCTCTAGCGACAACAATGCTGTTCTGGTATTTAATTTTATTCTGAAAAATTGGGAGTCAGTTGATGTATATCCTGCTGGGTTTGACGCTTTTGATTTCCTAATTGGCAAAAAAAACAATCAACGCAGGATGTTTGTAATTGATACAGACGAAGGTGTTTTTCTTGCAGAACAATTAAACTGGGACGAATATGGAGGCAGTACTGGAACTCCTATTCTGCCGTTCTATCTTCCTGCCACATTAAGCCCCCTGTCTTTCACTCCCAATCAAATTACAGGACTCTTAAAGACACGCAGATATACTTTTAACACACTTGGAGACAAGCGTTTCAGCACAGCAGAGACAGAATTAGTCTGTGATGCTGGAAGCCAGATTACGACAGTTTCGGAAGTGGTCAATCCAGACGCTATTACAACCATTGATGTGTTTGGCTCACAGTACACGGAGGATTCCAAGCGTAGCGTTCCTGTCAGAAAAATAGGCACAGGGGTTCAACTTACTTTTACAACTGCAAACCTAAGACCTTCGATTAGGTCTTCGTTTATTTACGCAACTTCACAAATAAAGAACAATCAATCTAAATACTAATATGGCACAAATTTCAAAAGGAGATACATTTTCTGACGGACAGCAGGTCACTGGTGCTAGACTTAATCAACTTGTTGACTCTGCAACCCTCCTTGTCGGCTCTATCACGGAGCAAACGACTATGGCGGCTAACGATGTCTCTAGCACGGACGGACTGCTCATCAATGACGGCGGCGTTCTGAAGAAGACCACAGTCGGGGATGTGCTTAACAGCAACCTGCCTGTCACGACATCCTCTGTTACTGGGGGAACTGGAGTTGACTTGATTCTGACCCCTGCGGCTGGACAGAAGGTTGATATTGCTGGAAACATCGAGGCTGATGATATTAATGCTACGGACGATGTGTCTGTCGGTGGAGACTTGACAGTTACAGGCTCTTCTACGCTGACTGGTAATGTAATAGCAGACAATGGGTTCACTAGTAATGGTGTGGCTAACTTCACAGGCACACTACAGGTCAACGGAACTGTCGGGTATATGCTTACTGAAATCGTAGAGGAAAACATACCTTATGCTGTTGGTGCTGCTGCAAATACGCTTCATAACCTGTTTACATCCGCATCATACACCAAGACTACTGGTGAACTTTGGATGGTTGAGGTTGATGCTTGGGCATTTGTTTCTGCCAATGGTTCAACTCACTTCAGACTTACTGACTCTGCTGATACTACGAACTATGCCATTGGCTATGAGGCTGATAGCGTTGCAACTGACACTTTCCCTGTGAGTCTGAAGGCGTATCTTAACACTTCAAATACGCATAGCGGAACTTTTGTTCTTCGGTTCAAAAACTCGTCTGGTTCAATGTCCGTGACTCCTTCTACTACGAACCTTTCAGGTTATCCTGATGGTTCAAAGGGTAGCATCAGCAAGTTCCGCATCTACAAATACAGAACCGCTTGATGTTTCTCACAGAACTAAAGTCCTTCGTAGCACAGCACCGCAATAAGGGGCGTGGGGAGGCTTTTGGTTTTGATGACATCACGACAGAGGTGTACTTGAGATGGGCGTTCACAAAGGACTACCTGTTGATTTCCACGGGTGATGGCGGAGTAAACGGAGTGGCTATCGTATACCCTATCAAGTATTCTTTCGATGACCCAGAGTCTATGTTCTGTTTTTCTGAGGCAATTCCGAAGGAGCAAGAACATTTATATGACCTGTGCATTATGGATATGGTCTCCACAGGTACAAATTCTACAAAACAACTTGTAAACAAATTCAAACTTAGGTATCCTCATTGGAGTGTCCGCAGAAAATGGGCATTGCGGTTCGGTAACCCTAAACTTATCACTAATAAATACATAGAACTTTTATAACAATGGGAAGCAAAAAGATTAAAGCCCCTGCTCCTAGGGACTACCGACAGGAGATGCTTGATGCGGTTGCCGCACAGGAAGCCGTACAGCCTCGATTAATTGAACTGGAAAAGCAGTACGCCCCTATGTGGGCTGATGTTCAGCGTAGACGGGCTGAGGCTAGTTCTGGTGCGATGATGGACTTCATCGGTCAGAACATCCCTAGGTCGGCTCAGTTAACCCAGCAGTATGCTGAGGGTATGCAACCTGCGTTCTCGGCTATTGGAGCGTCCGCTAGGGGTGCTTATGAGGCTACCTTAGCCCCAGAGACAAGGGGTCTGCTTGGCACTCTTGGTACACAGGCTCAAGCGGAGTTAGCCAGAGGCACAGGGCTGACGGCTGAGGAGACTAGGCTCTCCCAGCAAGCGGCTAGGGCGGCTATGGCGGCTAGAGGATTGCAGGGCGGCAACCAAGCGGTTGCGGCTGAAGTGTTGGGTAACTATAACCTCGGTCAAGCCAGACAAGCCCAAGCCAGACAGTTTGCCAGCGGCGTGTATGGTATGGG